TAGGATGATCTTCAATGATTACCCGGACTATGATTTTTTAAGTCATAGTTTGGTCCTTAAGGTTCATTTCTATTTATTAATTAACTACTAACTACCCTACCAATGAAAAGAAGAGAATTTTATTTATTAAAAGTCCTTCCTTCAGTAATAGGCTGGTTAAACACTACTTTAAAAGTAGATGTTAAGACTATCCAATATTTTAATCACCTAATCTCTGAACAGAGAAAAGTCCTTAAGAATAGAGGGGTAGTAGGTCTAATTACTTATAATAAAGCAGTTAGGCTTACATTCCTAAAATTCTTAGAAGGAAATCCTGTTAAGAAATCAAGTATTAAATTAACTAAATCTGGAATACCTAAAGTATTAAAAGATTTAATACCAATAGTACAAGATATTAATCACCCTTATCATTATAAAGTGATCAGGCTGATTAATACCGTTCTATTTAGTACAAGATCTTTGAAGACAAAACCTCTACCAAACTTAAAAACAATATCAGATCCATTCAATGGAATAGATATTAAGTTTTTAGAAGTTTATGGAAAGAGATTTTGGAAATACTTAGGCTACAGACCTCTAACAAGAGTTCCTAAATCTTTAAGATTTAAGAAGTATCATTTTTCAACAAAGTCAGGTCCAAATGGACATGCTTTATCCACTTTTATGAGTGATTTCATATCTATGCCGTCAAAAGCATTAGACTGTATCATTCATATGGGTGGGGAAGTGATATGTAACTTGATTAGAGGCTTACAAAAGTATAATCTTTTAATAATAAATTTCTTTGGTGTTAAACCTGGAAATTTAATTATTAGGAAACTTACTTACTTCTCCGATAAGGAAGGAAAAACAAGAGTTATAGGAATACTTGACTATTTTAGTCAAACAGTTCTAAAACCTTTGCATACCTACCTATTCAGAGTTTTAAGGAAGATTCCCCAAGATTGTACCTTCGATCAATCTAGTTTTAAACAAAAGATAGAGTCTTGGGATATATTCTATAGCTTAGATTTATCTAGTGCTACAGATAGATTCCCAATTAAGACTATATCTTATGTTTTAAGGAGTCATCTTCCAGAGGATTATGTTGACAGTTGGAGATATCTTATGGTAGGTCAACCTTTTAAGGTTGATAACCAAGATATATCCTATGCTGTCGGTAACCCAATGGGAGCCTATTCTTCTTGGGCATCATTTACT